ATGGCAGTAAGTGCATTATTTTTAAAAAGAATTTACGAAAAGCACGATCAAGAATATGACGGAAAACCTGAAATAACAGATGGAGACAGCTTATCAATCCGCATTTCCAAACACAGAAAAATTATATTTCAACTCCGTTATAGATACAAAGGAAAGCCAATTCGATTGAAAATTGGTGAGTATCCATCTATGAGCCTCAGCGAGGCGCGAAACGTAAGAGATGACTACATATTTTGCCTATCCAAAGGAAAGGATCCGAGACATGAAATCCTGCTACAAAGAAATGAATCTGTCGATTTTACAATAACGGATTGCGTTGATTATTGGTATAAACACCATGTTGCACCGAACAGAGCTAACCCCGAGACTATCTACAATAAGGTCAGAAAACACATCCCAAAAAAATGGCAAAATATGCCGATCATTGATCTTCGTATTCGAGACTTCACCCGATTCTTTGACGATGTAACGCAGTTCTGCCGTGATACTGGCAAGGATGGAAATATAAAAGTGACGTTAACCGAGATTAAGGGCGCATTACGCTTTTGTTCAAAGAGAGGAATTATAGAAAATACAGCATTTGAATTACTCAACCCTAGTGACTTCGCTCCCCCTGTTAATGTCCGAGATCGTGTTCTATCAGATAGAGAAATCGGTTTAATTTGGTTCCAATGTGATAGCTTTTTATTAAAGAGAAACCAAACCATTTTGAAGCTATTATTAATATATGGATGTAGAATCGGGGAGCTATGTAATTCAAAAAAGAAGCATTTTGACCTAAAGGCTCGCTTGTGGACTGTTCCAAAAGAAATCTCCAAATCATCAAAAGCGATCAGGCGTCCAATACCTGATTTTCTGGTTCCACTTATTGAGCAAGCATTACATCTTTACCCTGAATCCGAATGGATGTTTTTGAATAAATCTAAAACGAGACCTGTGTTGACTTCATCATTAAGCAGCATCGCTAGACTATGTGATGAACACCTTGGAATCTCTGAGTTTGTTTTGCATGATATCCGACGAACACTATCCACCAAAATGACAGACCTTGGTTGCCCGATTCACATCACAGAAAAGCTTTTAGGCCATGCTATGGGTGGTGTTCTCGCTGTTTATAACAAATCTGATATGTTGGATGAAATAGAACACTGGATGATTGTCTGGAAAGATCATATTGCAAGTTGCGTTGAAATTGCAAAGCAAGAAGAGAATGAGCTATTTTGAAGTAGATTAAAATAAGGATAACCATCATGAACAAAACAGAACTCATCGACAAAATTGCCCACGAAGCAGATATTCCAAAAGCAACAGCAAGCAAAGCACTTAACGGCATTCTTGAATCCATAAGCTCAGCACTTGAAGAAGGTGATCAGGTGTCACTTGTTGGTTTTGGTACATTCAAAGTGAATGAAAGAAAGGAGCGCCTGGGACGTAATCCGCAGACAGGTGAATCAATGAAAATCGCAGCGGCTAAAGTGCCAAGCTTTTCGGCCGGGAAGTCGTTGAAAGAATTTGTGAATTTGTGAGGTTTGAGCCGCAGGGTTAACTGCGGCCATTGTGAGATCAGCTTAGAGAGTCCAGCCGTTTGGATAAGAGCTGGCCCCCAAAAATCGGACATGACTTTAAGTGATTAATCTGTTTTGATACACACTGGAAATACTGGAACAGATGATGACTAGAAAACGTAGAAACCACTCACCTGAATTTAAAGCGAAAGTGGCCCTTGCCGCTGCGAAAGGCGATAAAACGATTTCTGAATTAGCTCAGAAGTACAATCTACATGCCAACCAAATCACGACTTGGAAAAAAGAACTCCTTGAGAACGCAGCAACGATATTTGCCGCCACTTCTCACACTGGGAAAGACAACGCTGAGGAAGTCGATAAACTTCACGCGAAAATTGGTCAATTGACCATGGAGAATGATTTTTTGGCCAAAGTGCTCGGTCGTTAAAACGAGCACAGCGCAAGGAAGCGCTGGATAAAACCAAATCATTGCCCATCAAGCGACAATGTGAACTCCTGAATATTGCGCGTTCTACCGCTTATTATCAGCCAGTCGGGCTGTCCGAAGATGAGTTGACGTTACGCCGCATGATTGATGAAATTCATATCCAATATCCATTTATGGGAAGCCGACGTATCCGTCATGAATTGATGAAAAAGGGTCAGGTCGTGAACAGGAAACGTATTGTCCGTATGATGCGGGATATCGGTGTTGGTGCGATTTATCCGAAACCAAAAACGACGAAAGCGAACAAAGCACACAAGGTTTACCCGTACTTATTGCGAGATACCGAGGTGACTTATGCCAACCAAGCCTGGGCAATTGATATCACCTATATTCCCATGGCCAAAGGCTCTTTGTATCTTGTGGCGATCATCGATTGGTACAGCCGTAAAGTTCTGTCCTGGCGGCTGTCAAATACGATGGATACAGGGTTTTGCCTGGAAGCGCTTGAGGAGGCATTGCAGCATTATGGCCCACCAGATATCTTTAACTCGGACCAAGGGAGCCAATTTACAAGCACCGATTTCACTCAAAAGCTCCTTGAGCATGGGATACGTATCAGTATGGATGGAAAAGGTCGCTGGATTGATAATGTATTTATCGAGCGTTTCTGGCGAAGCTTAAAATACGAGGAGGTTTATCTAAAAGCTTATGCGACTCCCCAAGAAGCAGAGGTTGAAATTGGCAACTATTTGTTGTTTTATAATGAGGAGCGAAACCATCAAGGGCTGAACAACCTGACACCTGATGAGGTTTACTTCGCAAAGCAGAGATATGCTGCATGAACTGGATTAACCACTTAAAAAACTAAATTGCGTGTCCAAACTATGGGGTCCAGTTCTAATATCTAAATGATCACAGCAAACTACTTTATAAAATCCTCAATCCAATCTTCAACTTTTCTTAACCAAATTACACTCTGGCTATTTGGTAAAAGTAGCTTCTCTTTTCGTTTCATTATCTTCTTAAGCTCCAAAATACTTGGGTCAGCACCTCTTTTCAATAATTCATATACGATATCAAACCTTGCTAGATGAGCTGCAGTTATCAAAGGTGTGCTACCAAGTTTATCTTTTTGGTTAAGATCAGCATGATGCTTTATCAACACTTTAAAAGATTCCGGAATCCCTAACCGAATATCCAAGTGAATCGTTTCACTTAATGGAGGGCCTTCAAGCATACCTGCTTTGAGATTGGGGTTTCCTCCATTTTGAAGGGCCAATTCTAATAAGGTGGCATCTTCCATTCTCGCGGCCCAATGTATAACCGACCCCCCGTCATCAAACACTACATTTGGATCTGCTCCTAACTTTAGAAGCGCTTTAAAGCCACTTTCGTTTTTCATCGCCCAAAACAAAGCTGTAGCATTACGATGCCCACGAGCATTCACATCAACGCCACTCTTCACGAGCTCATTTACTCTTTGAATCTTACCCCTCGCCGCTGCATCAGCTAAAGATCTGAGCTTAGGTTCAGGAAACATCGTTTCTATATCCATAAAAGCCAAAATTTTATTAGATTGATGTTGATTAAACTTATCCTGAGATTTACTCATATCCATGAAGAAATTATTAGAAGAGCAGCCTATTAGACTACTCGCAATAAATACAATTAATTTCATCTTTATCATAAATACATTACCTCTTTTATTTACTCGATATAGAAGCATCCATTTCTTCTTGGATAGAGTCTGACTAAAGTGGAGCACACTTTGCTCCCATTGTTTGACAAATATCCCCCATACCATGCGCACCTGCAGAGCCAAGATTATATCTTTTTCCAGGTACGCTAGAAGGCGTTAAGTTGTTGCCAAGTCTCAATAAATCATGTGAACTATAGTAATATTTTACAGAACCATTGCTACGTTTATAATCTCTTATTGTGTTGTTATGGACTCCAGCAGCATTAAACACTGTAGCGTTACCACCCGTAATTATTGCTGCTGCGGCTGCTATACCTCCTCCTAATGAGTGCCCTGTAAAATGTATATTTCCATTGGTTTTGGCATAATATTTTTCTGCTAAGCCAAGAGCAGACCTATGTTGTGGACTACTAAAACCAAAAGCCTGTAAAAGATTTGATTTCCAATTTGCCCAAGAAGTCGGACTAGTTCCAGCAAAAGCTAAAACATACGAGTCATCACCACCAATAAACAAAGCAGCTTTTAAACCATTGTCATCAGTGAAAATGTCGTCAACTGTATAATCACCTACAATGCTTCCTTTTTTAAGGTTTTCATCATAAACCGAGTTAGATAATTCTGCATATTGAACATCTTCTGGATCGGCTTTTATTTCTGAGTGTCTGTCTCCCATTTCAGCTAATGAAGCAGAAAAAGCAGCGCTCCAAGCACCGTTGGCGAACTTCCCACCAGTAAGCTCTGATATGGTTCCACCTGTGACTGCTTTAGCAACTATTCTTCCCGTTGCTGATTTTAATCCTTTTATACTGCCACCAAGAGTATTTCCAATTCCTGCTGACCAGAAACCATGCCCAAATTTACCACCCATAAGCTTATTTGACATACCCCCCACTACGCCATTAGATAAAAAGCCCGTTAACCCGTTGAGTCCTCCAAATGTAGAACCAAGCGCCCCCGTAAAACCTCCTATAATAGCCCCTTTTAATGATCCTGTACTCAAATAACCTGCTAACATTCCCCCAAGCACAGGACCAAAAACAGGTAGGGCTGCTATAGAAACTATTTGCCTCCAATACTTTTTAACTTTTTTGACAATTGTTTTTATAAAGAAACCACTTGGATCCGTAAATTTCAGCGGGTTATTTTGTACATACGCATAGCGGTTATAACCTTGCGTATCACTCGGATATTGAATGAACGGATCAGCCTGCATAAAGCGTCCAACATCCATATCGTAAATCCGACCATTCATATGAATGATACCCGTGCGATTGATTTCCTCATGGCCAGTAAAGCCACGGTTCTCTTCCATCGGTTGGTATTGGTCGATTTTACTGGATGACGCAATCACATCCTGGCGTTTGCCAAATGGGTCAAACAGGCTTTGTGATACCATAATCCCGTTTTCATCCGTGACTGCTGTCGTAGAGCCAAGCGCATCACTGTGCATCACTCGGATAGTATCATCACGACCATCTGCGAATTTCTTGATGGCAATCGAGCCGACATAGTAGGTTTCCCAACCTAAATCAGGCAGGGTCTTTCCTGTTTTGTCCTTCAGTCCGGTTGCCCAAACTTTCTCATAAGATTTACCCACATAATAAGTGGTTTGGCTGCCATACACGCCACCATGGTCACTGAAGATATCTCTTCGGTAGTAACGACTGTTGCCCAAACCATAACGGAACATCGAATTCACGCCATTCGCAATCAAGTGTCTGAGCTTGTGGCGCGTGCTGTAATAGAAGTGCTTTTCGCCTTCACCTGACTGCCAGCTAATATTACCTGACGCGTCATAGTAAAACCTTCTCAGCTTCGTCGGGTCTTGTTCCTTGCGAATAAATGCTAAACGGTGGGGTTTGTCGCTATCGTATACGTACTCTCCCGCCCCCGTCATAGAGGTCATATTCCCAAAGCCGTCGTAACGGAATTCCTGTGCTTGCGCGACTGCATCACCCAAGTTCAAGATATCCGTCTTGAAGTTCACCGTTCTTTTCGTCAGACGGTCGAATGGTTTATCAAAGGTGAAGTTTTCTTCGACGGATAAGAATGGTGTGGTGTTATCACTCGCACCTGTATTATCGAAGTACTCGCTGGAACGGGTTTTTGTACTGCCGTTTTCGTAATGCTCATAGCGGACATGGTATACATCACCATGAGCATTCGAGCTAATTCGAATGTCCTTCACCCAACCGCGCTGGGCATCAAAGTCTTTACTTCGTGTGACCCCACCAAGGACGGTCTCTTTGGTGACACGCCCTAAGGCATCGACAGCATCAACACGCTGGTACAACTCACCACTTTGGGCATTGTAAATCGATTTAAGCTGACCATTGTCCGCGTATTCATTGCGAACCGTGAATCCATTAGGATAAATCTGCGTCGCAACACGGCCAAACTCATCATAAGTCACGCCCGTAATAAACGCTTTCGTCTTATCCAAAGTCGTGGTCGTTTGTGTTGCACGGCCGAAGTGGTCGAATTGATACGCTCTATGCTCATAAGCATCTGACTTTTTGATATCCGCACACGTCTTGCCTGCCTCTACTTCACTGATAGACTCTTCAACAACAGAGCCAACCCAAGGTGTTTGGCTATCTTCGTAACGTTGACACGTGAGGATGGTTTTCCCTTCCCAATTTGGAATGGTGCTTTGAACCAAACGACCGTATGGGTCATAAGTCAGGGTTTTGACATTTCCATTGGCATCGGTCTGGGTTTTCAGCATCCCGGATGCATCATAGGTATACGTCCAAGTGCCCTTCTCTGGGTCTGTTGTGGTGAGCTTACGACCATAGTTGTCATACGTCACCGACACCACAGAGGACTTCATCGTGCCTTCTGCATTTTTGGCGTAGGTCGTTGCATCTAATAACTGACCATAGGCATCATACCGCTTGGTCACACGAGCACGTGAAGCGACTGTGCCCAGTGAACGACCTTTTGATGAAGTCGTCGGGGCAAACGTCGCAATCGTATGACCGAGGGCACTTTTGACATTCTGGACATAGATATGCTCAGACTGGGTTTGGCCCAGTGCTGAGACTTCCGTGATATAGCCGTAGTAACCGAATTGCTTGATAGCACCGTTGCTGTGTTCTTGCTTGATCACACGGCCTTGTGAGTCGTAATGGTTTTTGGTCCAAATTGAACTCAAACCATTGCGCGAAGGTTGGTATTGGTACACTACACGGCTGTCTGCATCATATTGGGTATGCTGGCGGGTGATGGTGCCATCGAACAACGTCGTCTCAGTCATCACTGTTCGACCATGTCGGTCAAGATAAGCGACATTATCCGCGGCACCCGTTTTTGACTCTGTCACCTTAAACAGCGCTTTACCCCAGCAATTCGTAGCACAGTACTGCTTCGTCGTGCGCTTCTCTGTGCCATCTGGATAGACAGTTCTGATCTCCAGCCCGTAGTTACTAAAATACGTGGTGGTGATCAGCTTCGCTGGGGTCACCACAGACTTGCTGTAAATCGGCCCTGACATCTCATCCGCGGAGCGTCCGTTGTAGAAGTGATAGGTTTTATGGCCTAATAAGTCCTGCGTCCAGGATAGATAACGCCCATTGTTGCTAAATTCAGCACGCGTTGTTTTGGTACTCTCAGCATTTTGGGTAGACGTATACACCTTATTCCCATAAACATCGTAGTCATAGGTCAGGGTTTCTTCTTTATCCGTGCCTGGCTCTTGGGTCTCAGACTTCAACATCCCTTTCTTATCCCCCGATGCGTAATAGGTAAACGCGGTTTTCCGGGTGATGGTACTGGCTGGTTGAGCCACACCTGCCACCGTATGTGCTTTTTGTGTTTTGGTCACTTTCGAGTCAGATAACCGACCATAACGCTGTGCTTCTGCCGTATCACCATAGGTATGTGTGGTGCGGGTCTCATGAACCGTCTCACCGCTTTGGTCTAGGGTGATCTCCGCAGTACGAACCGTATTCCCGTCTTTATCAACCACATTCTCAATGATACGTTTCCCTAGACGATGGATTTGACCTTGAGAGTCAATGGAGCTCCCTTCTTCTTCTGACTTATCCAAAAATACCTGATGAATACCACGGCCCAGTGATTTCACCTGGTAGGCATTCTGGCCTTGCTTCACTATCGTGTGACCTCGCTTTTGCGTGGTCCGCATCGGCATCCCCTGGGTATACCGGGCTTGAGAATATTCTGTTGTTGTCCGGATATTTTGACGGTGATCTGTCGATGTAATTTTCGCAAAACCTAGATTGCCAAGGCCCTGGCGATGGATCTGCATCCCTTCGTACCGATAAGACACCTTATCCTCAACCGCTTTTCCTAACACCATATCCTCGGTTTTGGAACTCACTGAGGCAACCAGATAAGAAGCGCTATAAGGGCTCAACAGATCCGGATCAATCCGGTATGAACCATCGATATTCCTAAAAGCAATTTTTCGACGATAAACCGCAGGATCTGTCATCGGTAAATACGTGATATGGGTCTTTAAGTTCACCCCTTTTTGCCATGAATAACCTGTGGTGATTGTTTTCAATTTCGGTGTCGTTGACACCTGTTGCGCTCGGTTATCCAAGATCAAACGTTTCCCTGTATGGGCATCTTGAATGCTTAATTCCGGTAAACCATCATGATTTGTATCGATCAACTGCACAGATAAATAGAAGCGATCTGCCCGGTCATTGTTGTAAACTTTTTTCTCATTCGATAACTTCAATCGATCATGAGAACCAGCCCTTTCAACAATTTCTGAATGCGTGACATATCGAAAGTGATCGATAATACTGTAAGGGTCGTGACCCGGGCCACTCCGTACCGAGGTTGTCTTCTTGATATTCAGAATGAGTTCTTTTTTACCGTCGAGATCAAAATCAGCAAAAATAGCGTCAAGAATTTCTTCGCCTTTTTTTATTGCTCTTAATGAATAGCGAGACCCAAATGCCCCATTTCCTTTGCTTAATTGGTAACTTAATGAGTTCTTCTTGAGTTGATAAACAACATCCGATAACCCATCACTATTGATATCCTCAAAATACACATCCCCTGAGGTCGGGAAGGCATCTAACCCATACTGTTTGTAATGATCTTTTCCATCTTTGACTAAGACGATCAACTGAGCATTGAGTCGGCGGCTGCCTTTTTTGATCGTCACATCTTGGTTCGGCCTTGTTGACTGAACGCCTGGCTTTGGTGGAATAACACCGGATTCATAGGAGAATTCTTCATCACAAATACGACCGCCTTTGTAGAAGTAACAATCCTGTATTTTATCCCCAGAGCGAACATTGTTCGTACAGGCTTGACCATAACTGTCTCGACCCGTCTTCACCCGGTAACACACTTTGCCAAGATAAATCCCGACATCAAAGGTCTTACATGTGCCTGGGATGCTGATACGATTATTGGAAACACCCTTTGTACACACCTTCATCGTTGAACCAGCGGCTGAGATATCAGGGTTGGCATCTTCGGGGACTACCCATTGAACACCGGAGACCTTGCGATAGGTTTCGACACTTAAAGCAATATCACTGATCCCATCGCCATTGATATCACCGCCGGATGGGGAGAGTTTGACAATTTTTTTGACATTCTCTAGGTTGCTTGCAATCGTCTTACTGGATGAAGAAAAACGACCTTGATGGTTTAGATAAGCCCTGAGCTCATGGTCACCATGGATATAGACCAGATCCAGATCACCATCCCCTTCTACATCAAGCATGGCAATACGATCTTTTTTGAAGTGTTCATTCACCGGGATCGGCTGCTTTGTAGAGTGAAATGCATATTCAATCGCAACATCATTACACTGCAACTTGGTCCATGGATCAGGGTTGTTGCATTGTGATTCGATATCGATATTCGGCTCATATTTGGCCAGGTACCATTGCTTCCCGCGCCCTTGGTAAAGGATATCCATGGTACCATCGAGGTTTGCATCCAAAAACTGTATCGTGTCTGATTTTTCGATATAAGCAAGTCGTGTCCGTTGATTGCCATTTTTGCTATCGATAAAATAGGTGTATCCAGACCGATGTGGGATCTCAATCCCATCCAGTTGGTGGTCGCCATTCAAATCATATTCTAAATAACTGTATTTTTTGGCATCGAAGCTGCCAAGTTCACGGACTTGACTTTTCAACCCGGCACTTTTTTTGGGGGTCATATCAAACTTCACGGGCAAGCGGCATTGGTAATTCTTGTTGATACATTCGCGAACCGTGTAAACAACATTTTTATCCGCAAAACTCGATCGAAACTTGATTTCGTAAAAGCGGTATGGCGCACCGTCTTTTTCGATTTTCACGTTTTCTAAGACCCGGGTGGATGAAACGCGCTTTCCAAAGCGATAACCGTGAGATTGTTTCTTGCGCGCCATATAGTGATATGTCACTTTGATGTTTGGCGCAACACCTTGCTTGTAGTTACCACCATATTCGATGGTTTTAATTTGTGACGACCCGCCTACGCTTGAATATTGAAAGGTGACATAATTGCCGAATGGATCCGTGAAGCCTTGTAGTGCATAGGAAGAGAGATAGTTTGCACGTGGGTAGGCATGCGGATATGGTGTTTGCGTATTCCCATAATAACGCGTCTCTTTGGCTTTGGTTTCAACCCGAAAGCCATTACCCACTTTATAGATACGAGAATAGTCCGTGACTTCTTTCTCATAATAGCCTTTACCAGTGTCGATAAGGCGCTGACCATCAAGACAGTAGTGGTCTTTATCATCCATCATGACACCACGTTGGAAACCATCGCGTGTAAAATCAGAACCACAACGCGTGATCGCACTTAATCCCGTGACATTCCAACCCCAACCCGCAGTACCAGCACCACCAGATGAAGAGTAAGAGAGGCCTAGTTGTGGTTTCACACCTGCAATGCCATCCGGCAGTGAAAACGGGATAGAATAAGTAGCCTGCCCCATCTCATTGACACGGAATTGACCTTGGGTGGCTTCTAGAGAATTGTAATTATCAGCAGTCGCATCAGCATCAGTAGGAATGATTTCATCCAAGGCTTTACCTTGAAGAGATTTGTTTTTACTTATACATTTTTCTAATCGCTGTTTGTTGAGATCCGCTGCATTTGCCAGAAAAGGTTTTTTATATTTATTAGAAATTTTTGAAAGACCTATTTTTCTTGGCGATAAAAATCCACATATAGCTCGGGCATATACCCACAAATTAGGATCTACTCCAGGAACAAATAGTTGGCCATTTTCTTCATTTACGAACAATAATTCAGTGTTTTCAAGGTCGGATAAACTGGGGAGTTCAGGGTGATTTAAATCAAGTGGCTTAACTTCTATTTGATCTGGATCCATATAAGCCAAATATAAAGACTTTATTTCTTCTTCTGACAACGGACGGTCAAACATAACTATTCGTTGCAATCTTCCGCGAGAAAAATTACCAACGAACCTATCTCTATCAATGATTTTAGGTGTTTGATTAAGAGAAACAATTTGATCAAGGTCTAACTGGAGTGTCATTTTTTCATTGTCACTGCGAATGATCATCATCTTTCGATTACTGACCTTTTCAGACTTTCCAAGTCTGTTATCTTCTCCATCAACATATACATTTAGTAAGGCTCTACTTACCCCCTTAAAAGGGTTATGCTGAAACCTAAGAAAGTTGCTAATTCTTGCGTTTCCATTCCAAGCCTTAAAAGTTTCCAATGCCAAAGAAGTTAAATTTTTATTAAGTCTGAAAAGATCTTCTTTTGTATAATACTTATCCAAATCTTCTTGACTAAAGCCGTCAGACCATACGACCCAAGTAAACCCATTGGAAATCTCACTAGCTGGTAATTCTCCATAGTTGATCGATAATGAGCCCGGTTGAGTAGTAACAAAGGCTTTCTTAGAAATATTGTCATTTACTTCAATAATATCTTTTTCACTTATCGGTTTTAACCCATTCTGCGCATATCGTAAGGATATATTCCTACCTGTTGCCCCACCGACCCTATCAGGAAGCCTTCTCTTTTTATGATATTCTCCTTTAAAATCATCCATCACATAGTGATGAATAGGCTCAAGTGAATCAATTACATATTCAAGAGTGTCTGAGTTTGACGCAAATGTATACGAAGTAGAAAAAAAACAAAGCACCCCAAACATGAGGGTGACACAGGATGTAAATGGCTTAAATTTACCCACGGACAACGACCTTTATATCGATGGTTAATACGACAAAAGTCGTGGATTATACGCAAGTGAGATTGTTTTTTAAACAGGTCAGAACCGCCTTTTTTGAGCCTGATATCGGAATTTTCTTGTGTGACGTGCAGTTACGTGAAAATATTTTTTCAATTGGAGGGAACTTTTTTAAAGTTTGGGTTTTGGCAGGCTTATATTAAAAAGGGGTTGAGAGGCTTAAAAGTAACTATTTTGTTAAAATCTCAACATCCACCCGACACCGATACCCACTCCCGCTGATCTCATGCTCCACCCGCTTCACGATATATTCACCATCTACAAATCCCGTCACGCCTTCGATGTTCAATACACCTTCAGCGACTAGCTTGGGTTTGGTCTCGGTGATGCGAACAGCGATGTAGACGGTGATGGAAACCAATTCGTCCTGAACATCCGCTTCCCAGGTCAATACCTCGATAGCGAAACAGGCAACTACTACAACTACTTCCGCTACTACGACCCAAGCACAGGCCGTTACATTACCAGCGACCCGATTGGCTTGAACGGTGGTCTGAATACGTTTGCTTATGTGAGCGGGAATCCGGTTATCAGTTCAGATATTCTGGGATTGAGTACAACTTTCGACACCAAAATAAAAGCGTTGATAGCAAGAGGGGATATGAGCAGCCTACAGACATTATATGAAACTATGCTGCTAAACCCTGCTCAAAAAGCAATGATAAGAAATGCACTTGCTAGGCTCAATAAAATGAAACATATTTTTGATAAGAAAGCTCATAAGTTAGATGATTATTTAAAAGCATGTGGCAATAGAGACAACGCTCTTGATAAAATGGAAGACGCCTTTAGGAATGCCACTAAAGGGCGCTCCAATGGTCCTGTCGAACTTGAAGTAGATATTGATGGGTTCAAGATAACGATACGAGGGGCTGTTGTGGACGGTAAAGTTAAAATAGGAACCGCCTTTATACCATGATTTCTTTGACTGAGCTTGAAGCACTTGTTTTTAATAAACTAGTTGAAAGTGATGTAACACATCTTCAACTTTTAAAGCAACAACATCAGTGTATCCAAAAGATACAAATAGATAAATCACCTTCTGGCGTGTTCTTTCATTACGATTTAACTCCAGAAGGTTACAGCCTATTTGATGAGGATACCCAATTTGGCGATTTAACCCTTAAAATAAACGGTATAGATATGTTTGCTGGTGTTATTCTTTTTATCTCAAAAGGAAGAATTAATACTTTAGAAATATATAGCTTTGATGGGTTTTGGCCTGAAAACATAGAGTCTTGCGAAGTTAAGCTTGGATGAAGCTGATAATTGAGCTATGAGTCACTTATAAGCTACCAGCCTAGCTGGTAGCTTTCCCCAACTCTACATCCACCCGACACCGATACCCACTCCCGCTGATTTCATGCTCCACTCGCTTCACGATATATTTTCCATTCACAAAGCCCGTCACGCCTTCAATGTTCAAGACACCTTCAGCCACCAATTTGGGATTGCCTATTAAAGTCAAACTACCGTGTAATTTACCGCGCGTCAGTGCTTTCAGCTCAGCTGTTGCCGCTTGCGTGGCTTCGGTTGGTGTGGCGTAAGTTTTACGCAGTGTTTTGGTGGGTTCGCCCTGCCCGACTTTCACGGACTCCCGTTCACCAGTTTGAGTATTGTCCCAATGGGCCAAGACGCTTTTGTATTTACCCCGCTCTGCCTGGGTCATTCGGTAGTTGATGAGGTCAGTTTTGGTGATGGTGGTTTGAGCAATTGCTTGACCGGATTGACTTTTCGCTTGGCCTTTTGGCGCAAGCACCAGATAGCCATTGACGGGTTTTGCGATGGCATCAAATTCTTTGGATAATCGCGTGAGAAAATGCAAATCTGATTCTTGGGTCTGCTCTGCACTTACCACGATGATGTTACCCAGTTCATCGAATACTTTTGGGATAAGACCGTGGTCGGTGGCGATTTGCTCGGTGATATCCTTGAGGGTCTTCTGTCGATGACTTTTGGTTTGTTGGGACTTAAGGCGCTGTTTCATATCCGCCGCTTTCGCCCGAATAATGAGGGTATCCGGCGGGCCTGTCAGTTCCACTTCATCCACGATAAAGGTTCCTTTGTTCACAAGGCTGGTTTCTTCATAGCCGATGGCGACTTTGAGTTCTGCCCCTGTCGGTGGGATTTGGATGGCATATCCTTTGTTATCCAAATGAATGGCGAGGGAGTCACTCTGCAATCCGGTGTTATCAAGGAGACGTAACCGAAGCAGCCTTTCTTTGATTGCTTGGGTGATATCCTGGTTATTGGCCGTGATTTGGAACGTTGGTTTCATTTAGGACCACAGGTTGATGAGGTGTTCGACTTGGTGCGGTTTGGATAACGCAGGCAGTTCAAGGGTGACGCCTGCGGGGAGAATTGGGCCGTATTGCGCCAATCCTGCATTGACCGCTAACACTTGCTCAACGGTTTTATGGCTGGAGCCATAGACTTGATAGCAAATGGTATCCAGGCGTTCGCCTGCTTTGGTGATGTAGTGCATCATGCATGCTCCATAAAACGAAGGGTGAGCGCGAATTCAATTTTTCGGGCTTGGCCTTGGCGTAAGAACTCACCCTGTTTGGCTTCAATTTTGGTGATCACCCAATTACCGTGAACCGTGCCTAAGCCATCGGTGAGCAGGAGTCCTTTGCCATGATTGGCCTGTTGGCGCATGGTCTCGATTTGTTTCAGACCGCCCCAGTAATGGGGATAAATGACGCCCTCTAACTGGATTTCATCCTTGCCCGGCCCCACATATTGCACCATCGGATGCATGCCAAACCGCGCTTGTTCGGCCCAGCGATATTCCGTGGTTCTTTTGAGGGATTTATAGGCCGCGGTTGCAATGGAAAACTCAAACTGGCCCAAGGTCATCATCACGGTTTTATCCGACATCGGCGAGCGCCTCCCTCAGTTGCAAACGCTGGCGATTGGCACTTGCTTCAAGAATGTCTTCAATCAATGTGTCTTTATCGAAGTCCTGTTTCGCGATATTCACCACAGGTTGGCTGTCGATGTTCACGTTGATGTGCTGTGTTGTCTTGTGCTGTTGGTTCAGCGTTTGAGCCGTCGTATTCAACTCTTTTTGAATGGCTTGGACCTCAGGTGTGGGTTCAGGCTCGCCCTTGATCGCATCTCCGATCAAGCCACCCAGGGCGCCACCGGAGAGTGCGCCAACAATACCGCCGATCAACGCGCCAATCCCTGAGCCAAGTCCAGGCATGACCGCAGTCCCTGCCACCGCGCCGAGTTTTCCGCCTGCCAGTGCACCACCGATCGCGCCTGTATCTTCAGCGATATTGGCCGCTTTTTCTTTGCCGGAGAGTTCTCCATCAAAGAGCGTACTGCCAATGGCTGCGACACCCGCAACAGTGCCAATGGCACCGAGCGCTTTGCCTTTGGAGAACCTAAAACGTCCGCGCTTTCCCTTTCTTCCTTTGCCACCGTCCATTTCATCCGACAAGGCAGACATGGCCAGCTTCCCTTTGGTGCGGTCTGCCATATAAGACAGTGCCGCAATCGCCATGGTCAACGAGGATACTGCGATCACCGCAGGCGCTGCCACGGAAGCGACCAAACCCACCACACCAACACCTTGTAAGAGTGTGCTGGTCAGCCCTTGGTTTTTCTCGATGGTCCGCGTGAGCCATCCGGTCAGCGATTCAATACTTGGCATCAGACGCTCTAAGGTAGGAATGAGCGCATAACCGATCCGCTCTTTCACCCCATCCCAGCGTTGTTGCATCACAGATAGCTTGGCATCCATATTTCGGTCCATCAGCCGCGCCATGCTTTGGGTGAACTGCTTGCCTTGCTTCATCGCATCCGACACAGCGCTTTGGTTTTCCCGAAAGACGTCTTGCTGGCCCCACAAGGCTTTAAAGAACTTCACCGCTTCTTCTGAGCCAAACGCCTTTTGGATATCTGCCCCGATTTTTGAGGTGTATCGCTGGCCGTAATGCTGTTGTAGCTCAGAAAGGAGTTGTGGCAGTGAATTGAGATTGCCCTGGGCGTTGAGTATCTGAACGTCAGCGCCTTGTTTTTGGTAGTTCTCTTGGGCCTTGGCGGCATTGCGCTCCAGCGATGCCATGACCGTCCCCGAAGAGCCCGCCACATCGGTGCGTTGGAGCATCCCCAATGCGGTAAATTGTTCAGATAGTGGAACATTCGCCACCGCCAATCCTGCACCCATCGACTGAAAGCCTTGCTGCATTTGGGCACCATCAGTCCGAAACTGCTGCACAGACTTAGCAAGACCCGCCGAGAACAAGGCCCCGAATTCATCATCGGTTTTCTGTTTGTAGAGCGTGTCTTTAAAGGTGCCATACCCAGCTGCAAACAAACTGGTCATTTGTCCTACTTCTGCCTTGGTGGCTTTGGCGGTCATCGCAGCAAGCCCTGCCCACTCCGCCACCCCTTTATCGGTCAATGATGAAATCCCCGATTTGATATCGTAAGCCGCCGTGACAATATCCGCCGCCTTCATCCCGGCATAACGATTCTGAATACGGCGACCTTCATTAATGGTGCTTTGCGTGTCTGTCATCCCCAGCGATTGCAGTGCGCCTTTGCCTTTTTCCACTTGGCGCATTTCATCCAAAGGGGAACGCGCCATCCCTAAAGTACGATGACCAATGCTTTGCATCCCCTGCCCAATCAGCGCTAAATTGCCCGCTTGTTGCAGGCGACGATCAAAGTTCCGACGTGATTGACGGATGTTGCGCTCATGGGCCGCATAACTCGCCATCCGTTGCTGGCTTTTCTCCAAAGATGCAGCCAAGCGGTTTTGCTCTGTCGCTAACAGTCTTGTATCGACTCCGGCTTGGCGTAGTTCATGACGCAGCGCACTGGCTTTTTGTTTGTGGGATTGATGCGCGTTTTTCAGCTTATCCGACTGGGCTTTGGTTTTTTCAAACTGCTGGCCTAAATCGCGAACATCCGCAGCCGCCTTTTTCTCCTGGGCGCTTCGCTCCGCTAAAACCTTTTTGGCTTTGCGGTGTTGCTCATTGAGAAGCTTTAACTGTTCCCGCTCCTTCTTGATGCGCTCAACAATCTCCTTATCCGTTTTTTTATGCCCGGTCTTCTTTTTCTGAAGCTCGGCAATCAGCGTTTTTTGCTGACCAATGGTCGTGTTTAACTGCGCCACTTCTTTGCGTGACACAGTCACCGATTCAACCAATTGATTTTGCGTGACCTTTGCCGCATGATACGCCCGCCCGGCCTTGGCTGTTTTTGCAGCGCTTTTATCAAACGACTGACCCAGGCTGCCCAACTTGGTTTCCAGCTGGGACAAGCTTTGTGTTTGCTGTCCCAACTTGGAAAACCGTTCCATTTTGGATTGGTGTACTTCCAATTTGGACGCGAGTTTACTTGCACTCGCCCCAATCGTCTTCGCAGGCTGAGAGAATTTATCCTCTAACCCCAGACGGGCGGAGAGGCTGATTTTTTGTTGGTCAGGCATCAGGCGGTCGATTCATTTGGTTGGTGATGTTGAGATAGTCCATGAATTTCGGGATGGACATGGACTCGATTTCAGTCAATGAGAAATGCAGCGTGGCCGCCATCGTCGCTATGGCGGGGCGTAGGTCTTTCGCCCTTATTCCAAAAAATCGAATAATGCAGCTTCGAACGCTTTATAGTCACGAATGGATAATGCCGACACTTCATCCGGGGTCCACTGACAGACATTCGCCATAATATGGATCGTGCGCTTTAATGTGGACTCAATGTCATCCACCAATTCCAGGTCGCGCACCGTCGGCACCCGAAATGTGAGCACTGCAATGCTCTCGCCATGACGCTCAATCGGATCTTGGAGTGTGAGTTCGTTTGTTTTCATGGGACTTTCTCTTTTCTTGTTGCGGTTGAATGTTGCCCGACGCCGCTAAAAACTGGGCATCGGATGGGGGCAGTTCTATGGTTTCAGATACCGCATAGTGCCTGCCCTTGATTTGAAATGGGCGTGAGACCTGATATTTCATTGCGCTATCGTCCTAATGCGGCGCGCATCCCTGCAAGCTGATCCACACCGCCGATCATGCGGATATCGTTGACGATATCAATCGTGATCACCGGGATATTATCGAGGGTCAGCGCATAAAACGTGGGACTCATCTCAATCACCAGGGGTGGTTTGGTTCCTGGCGCCCACTCCCCAAAATCCAGCTCTTTCCAAGACCCGTGCAAGACCACCATCGCTTTCTTTTCCTGCTGACCTTCTTTGAAGTAGCCCCGACAGGTCACATTGACTTCATTACCGGGCACCAGTCCCAAGAGTCCAAACAGCTCTTTTCGGTAAGCATTTAAGGTAAATCGACAATTCAGGGACTCCATCCCCATTTCAACCTCCACAGGGGCATTCATCCCGCCCCCGCGATATTCTTCCGTTTTCATTTTTAGCTTCGGCAGCTGCATTTTTTCAATGGTGCCGCCGTGGGCAAAACCATCGACGAACAATTCCATACCGTACAAGGTTTGAGGAAAACTGCTCATGATAAAGCCTCCTGAATAAATTCGTGGGTCAGGTGCGAGCGAAACGTAATATGCTCCGCACAATAAGCCGGGGTGTATTTGAAATTGAAAAAGACCTTGCCCTGGGCAATGTTCTCAGGCGTATTGAGCGATGCATCCGCTTCACACGTCCCGCCCAATATTGCACCAATGCTCACCAAGTGGCGCAGGTACGCATTCACCCCGGCGGGGACTTCATCGAGATAGGCTTTGGTGATATTCCGATCCACTGCCCATAGGTGGGCGCGCAGAAGTGAATCATGCATCACATCAGACGAGCGCACCACATTCTCAAACGCCCATTTCGGGTCCGACGTGCCACACACCCGCGTCCCCCACGCACGAAACCCACCTTGATGGGTGATGGTGCCGATATGGTTTTCATTGAGAATATTCGCGCGGCAGTTCTTATCCCCAAAGGTGAAATCCACGGGTTGACTTGTGCCTGTAATACCGTTGATCACCTGATTGGAAATCGGCACATGAAAGCCAAGTTCGTTATCGACTCTTGCCCGAACCCCCGCCAATCGTGCCGATGGCGGCTCCATCCGATTGCCCACCATCAGCCAAGGGTCGCACATGTAGACCCGTTTACCTGCGGATTTGGCCAGTTCAATCGCTTTGGCGTCGGTTTCATTTGGCCCATCCACATACGCCATGGCCCGCATCCGATTGGCAATGGTGCCCAGGTTCGCCAACACCGTCGGTTGGTGACTAAAGCCAGGGGCAATGAGAATACGGGGCTTCAGCCCGACTTGAGATTCTGCACCTAAGAGTGCATAAACACCCGTGTACACGTTATTGGCATTGCTGCCCGCGACATTGGCGATCGTGGTGGCATCATTGTCATCGGTTGCCACCCGCACCATCACGACGACTGCACCAATTTGGTCGAAAATGCCTGAGAGGGATTGCGCTAACGTGCCTGTCTCGCCTAACTTGGTTAGGTCGGTATTGGGGCTGACCACAATCGGAAAATCCGTTGGAAACACATCATCGTCCGCATCTGGTGCGGTCCCCACCAAGCCGATAATGGAGGTTTTGACGGTTTGAATAGCACGCACACCGCTATCGACTTCAACAATCTCCGCCCCATGTAAATATTGGTCTGCCATGGTTATTCTCCTTCGATTGGATAACGGGCTTTGATGGCAGCCACAGCGCTTTGCCATGCCTGTTTCTTGGCGTCCGTTTGGTCATACTGCCATTCCATAAACAGCGGGTCTGACTCAGCCTCATAAGCGGCACGCCTCAGTTGCAAGACCTCCGACTGTTCATACTGGAGGGTGTAACTTTGTGGGCTGCCGTAAATCTTCAGCTCATGGGTGCGCAGTGGACGGCCCGAGTAAATAATTTCTTGGTTTTTGATGATTTTCATTGGCGCACCTCCACCCCAACCCCGAAGATCTCCAAGTCACGCTTGCCTAAATTCAAGACGCGCAGCGTGGTCCACGATAGATAGTTTCGCCAATAGAAGTTCGTGATCTTCATTTGGTTTCGGTCCTGATATTTATCACCCCAATCCCGGCCAGAAATATCGTGCATGGGGTTATCATCCTCGCCCAGGAGTAAAAACGGCTCTGTAATGGAATCATGCGGGTGATAAGCCCCTTGGGCCGTATTCAAGCGCAGCATGTGCACCTTGGTATGCATGGTGGCGGCTACACTGCCTGACACATTCACCAACAGATTCAGATAGGCGTGCATGCCCTCAGGCAACGGCACTTGGTTAAACCCATTGGCAAACTCCACAATATCGGCAAAACACACGGTCCCATCGCTTTTCGCGGGCGTGTAATCCGCGGGCATATCGTAGGTGTACTGGGCAATTTCATTATCGGATAAGCCTAAAGCCGGAATAAAGACTTTCTCCGGCAAGGCAACATAGTGGGTAAATCGAATATATTCACTGCGCGCCGTCTGGATAAAGGTATCCATCTCGGTACGTGCGTTTTGAACGGCACCATTGATATCCACAATGGTGTCTTCCACCGTCTGCGTGAGTGTGTCGGCTTTGGTGGCAAGCCGCACAATATCGTCATTTAAGGCCATTTGGGTTCTCTATAAATGGAGGTTTTGGGAAATTAAGGCGGTGAGGTGGCGAGTCATATTGCCGATCTGAACAGCCGCCATCTGAGCAAATTCGCTGTCGAAAAACAGATTGAGACTGCCCGTCGAGATCACATTGACACTATCCGGGGGCAACGCCTCCAATCCCAGCGAAAAGGCTTGGATGGCGTGGTTGTATTCCGTATTCCAATACAAAACATCTTCTGGATGGCTCCACAGGGCCAATAACGTCCCATCGGATAAATACGCGCCGACCTCCCGAACGGGAAACTCAGGGCCAGTATCAAACAGTGCGGCCACCTGCCACTGGGTTGGGCTGGTTTTCAGGGCATCGGCAATCGGCAGGCGCAAACGTTCATTCGAGAGCGCGGTATGGGTGCGTTTGGGTTGATAGCCATGATCCCCAATGCCGATATAGGCCACATCAATCTTGACGGCCTTGCCATCGAACCCCACTGAGGCATTGAGGCCCGCTTGGGTAATAATGGGTTGAATATGTTTCATTGACACTCCCAAATGGTGTATTCAAGGGTGTAACTGTGTCCGCTGATCGCACAAGATAAGCTGCTTTGGTTGGCAATGGGGACATCGCATGGCGCCTGTGTATACTGCACTTCCTTCACTTTTGGACAGGCAACAGCCAAGGACAGATGCGCAAAGCTTGGGGTTTCAGGGACTTTACAATCCGCTTGTGTCCGCTGGAGCACATCCGTACGCATCGCACTGGCAACGCAGACGCTATTTGTAACACTGGCGCCCAATTCAAAATCGATATGGGCGCTGACAGGCTTGGTGTGTTCAATCATGGCGAGCAGTTGGCGCTGAAGTGCTGGCGTCAGCAAGGTTGTGCCATCCTGCCCCAAGTTATCTGAGGCCAATGCTCTGACTTTCGCGGTTTGTGGCTGACCACCATATTCAAACCAGCGCAGCACCTGGGTAGACACCCCAAAGGCTGCCAAGCCTTTTTTGAGTGCGCCAATGGTGCCTTTTTTCATGTGCACGGCAATCGAAGCGTCGATGGTTTGGCGCTTGACCTGCGCCGGCCATTGGCTGTCCCAGGTTTCGACTGAAACGGCCCAGGCCAGCCACGGCAATAAGTGCTCAGGACAGGCCCAGGGATCCCACAACACGCGAATCGGCACGGAGAGGAGATCCACTCGGGATTGCGTAGACTCCAATGCGGTTTCTAAGGGCGTGCGATTGAGTGGCAATAAGGATGTCATTGAATATCCACCCCTGTGCAAAAATAAGCGGTATCGGGCTTGGGCGATAAGTTCTCCGTTGGCGAAATCAGTTCTACATCAGACACACCCGGCTGGTGCAAGGCGGCATAAACCCCGGAGAGATTCACCGCTTGGTTTAAACGATGTTGCTGGTTCACATAACCCAATAGTGCCCGCATGGCATGGGTTTTCACCATCGCCGCATCCGGTCCAGAATGGAGAGTCAGTGTCGCTTGCACACTGTATTGCACAATATTGGCGCCAAGCACTTCTACCCTATCCGTTAAGGGGCGAATATCTTCATCACTGAGTCCCAATTCGACAAGGTGTCGTAATTCATCATCCACCGTGCCATCGCCTTCATTGGAGAGCACATACACATGCACCACCCCAGGCGAAGGACTCAGCACCGACACGTCTTTCACCCGGCTTGATGCGGATGTCGCATGATAGATATAACCACCAATCGGGCCTGCGGTGCTGTAACCCTCTGGCGAGAGCTGAATGCGTGCGCGATAGTCTACATCCAACTCGCCTTCATGACGCGCCACCCCAAACAAAGCACCCAAGTTTTCTAAGTCATTGCCCTTAGCGTGGGCCAGCATCACGGATTGAGCGGCATCGTTGATCCGTTGCCTGAGTAATAATTCACGATAGGCTAAGACCTCTATCGTCTTACGAATGGGATCTGACAAGACATTGACGCCATCTAGCTCCGGGGCGTTGTCCTGTAATTGCGTGACCATGGCATTGACGATTTGCTCATAGTCCAACGTTTCCACCACATCTGGCGGTGGCAGCTGATCCAGTTGGATCGGTGTATAGCTCATATCTGAATGCCTTGAAATGTGATCGTCCGTCCGGTTTCCAGGTAAACGCCTTCAATATCAATGGAGAGCTTTCCCGGTGAAATCGCCTGTGGCGTGATGCGCGTCACCTTGAGCCGCGGTTCCCATTGGTCCAACGCTTCTGCCGTCGCTGCCACGACACGAGAGAGTACCGGCCCATTCATCGGCGCATCAATCAACTCAAAAAGACTTGAGCCATATTTCGGCCGCATCACCCGCGATCCAATTGGGGTGGTTAAAATATCCCGAATGGATTGGCGCAAGTGGTCCATCCCGGCGATGGGCTGCCCTGTATCAATATCGAAGCTTTGCATTTATTGGACTTTGTAGGTGCCTGAGGAAGAGCCCGACGGGACAATGACCTTTGCGTTTTGTTGTAGCTCATCGACCACGGATTGGGCGATGGCTTCGAGTAAATCCATGGTGCGAGAATGTTCATTATCCAGGCGAAACCCTTTGGCTTCCAAGGACTGCGCTAGTCTGTACTTTAAAGAATCTGGTGAGAGCGCCATATTATTTTCCTGCGGTAACTGTGTTGGAGAAATCAGAGTGCGGCTTCCCGGTATAGGCGCAGACACACTTGCCAGTCACAACACCAGCGCCCCCGTTCAACGCGATCTGACTGGCATCAATGGTGACATCACCATCGACCTTGATGGTGAGATTGCCAACAGACTTCACCGTCATTTCTGATTTGCTGCTGTCGTATTTCATCATCGAGCCATCATTAAATTGGAGGATATCGACATGTTCATCGGTGCTGGGCGGGGGTAAATCGTTGGTGTACAACATCCCCACAATCCGCGCCTGGGCTAAATCGCCACAGCTACACACCAACACCACTTGTGTCCCCACCCGAAGCGGCTGCCAGCGGATGTAGTTGAGCCCAATATCACAAGGCCATGGGACTAAGGCGCGGTTCTCACCCAGTTTGATGAGGACTTCTCGTTTGGCGTGATCCACTTCAAGGATTTTCCCTAGCCGCACCACATTGAGCATCTGGCGCTCTAGCTCTGCGATATTAAATTCGTTGGTAATCATCTTCGTGATCGGTGCCTGTGTTTGGGGACTCTGAGAAGTAGATATGCTCAGGCGGTGTTCCATTTTCCACAAACATGTCTACCCCCACTTGCACCACCTGTTGCCATTCCACACGCCAACACACAAAGGCGTCCATATGCGGATCAAACGCATCTTCAAAGGCTTGAATATGGGATGGTGGCTCTGTCGGTTGTCCAAAGTGGTTATCTTGAATGCTTACACATAAATCCATCGCGGCATCACAAGTCAGGGTTTGGGCGTGTTCAATGCTTCTTGGACAGCTCAGGACCAAGCTACATTGCAACATCGCTTGATATTGCCCGTTCCCGACTGACTGAAAGTCATGCCAACCATGAATATCTAAAAATGCGTTCAATCCTTTAGACTGAGTATCAAATGACTTTGCGTCAGTATTTATGCTGCTTAAGTATGACTTATGTCCAGTCAGCCAATTGGCCACAGCGGTTTGGTAATCGCCTAAACGAACACCTGTATGTATATCCAGACCATGCAAAATGGGTCATCTCCTGTAAGGTAAGAAGAGAGATAAAAGTGGGGTAACCCCTGATTTAACGCGGCTTTCAGCGCCATTGATATTTTCGACATGGGTGAAACTACATAGCTGTATATAAATACAGTTATTGGCGAATACTGACCCTCCCCCTTAAATCCGTCATGAAGTGATGGGCAAAAATCTCAGGCACCTGACTCAAAATTTCATCCTCAATATCCACCTCAAGGCCATCCTGGATCGGCACCATTTGTTCCTTGGGTTTTTGATCTCTTCGTTTGCGCCTGCGCCAAATCGAGCGTTTACCCCTAAGCGTTCCCGCAAAAGAGTTTTCATAGTCTTGCATATCTACCGCTCGACCTTTCGGCACAAAACGGGCATCACTGCCGCGATTGCTCATCCGTCCACGAAGACGACTGACAGACATATCATTCAGACCAAACCACAGCTTGAGTTCGTTGAAGTCCTTGGCTCGTCGCAGATACAGCTTGGATAAGCGCTTGCGAACATCTGCGACCTTTTTCGCCGCCATCGCGTTTTTGCCCATTCGGGCTGTCATGCCTTTTAAGGTGACTGCGGTGCGTTGTAAGGCCCGATTGGCCGCCTTGATAAACTCCTCATCCGTGGCACCAATTTGTTGTTGAAAGGCTTTGAGTCCATCAAGGTCGATATCGAAATAGTCAGGTGCCATAGATTGGGATGTCGATCGGGTCGCTGCTTGGGTCTACATAAGGCGCAAGATGAATTTTTAGATAGCTCACCCCATCGGGCAGCCAATCTGTGGGGCTGTAGTCTTGGCCTTCAATGGTCAGTTTCCAATCCTTGGCAACCTCGCCCCAGGCAGAGAGTGACCCACTTAAAATCGGGATAGCCGATTTCATCCGACGGTTGCCCACCTCTACCCACTGGGTTTCATGGGTAAAGGTGCCGCGGATGGTACGTATACCCTCCCCAGGGATCGAGACCTCTATATCCTGCCCGAGATGGCGGTCAATGGCGCGGTCCATGCGCCCAAATGCTTGATGGATATCCATTTAGTTTTTACGCCGATTGGTTTTTCTGGTATGGTGCCCCGCCGCTGAAGGTGTTTGCGCTTCACTCTCGATAGGTGCAGTGCGCTCCAACTCCCCTTCGGCGGCGATATCATCCTCATCCACCAAAGGGATGTTGTCGTCTGTCAACAGTGTGGACTCATCCTCCGGCACCGCCTTGGCTTCCAGTGCTGCAATGGTGGCTTGCATCTCGTTCATTCTGACCAAGAGTTCATCCACATTCGGCTGACTCGTATGGCTCTCCGTATCCATTGCTACGGTGCTTTCAGAGCTGCCAAGTTGCCCTTTAAATAGCATTTTCGGGCGGCGTGCGTAAAACAGTGGGTAGCTATACAGTTCCAAATCCACAAAGTGATGCCGCTTTTCATCCATCAACTGCATCGCATAGAATTTCTGGCCTTCCTCGCCAATATCACCAAAGGACTCACCGGGTGAGAGCACCATCTCAAACACATCCGATTGCGCGCCTGCTGGGAAGAAACACACCTCATTCGGTTGAACCGCGACCGTTTTATTATCATCCGTGCCCACATAGTTCTCCCAAATCACCCCACCGAAGCGCAGCTCAAAGCCAATGCCCGGCTCACGCAGGGTTTGACCATCCAGTTGCACCTTGTAGGTCTCGCGCACTTCTGGATTTTTAATGAGACTATCCCAAAACCCATCACCACACAGTGCTCGGATCTCATTAAAGCGACAGCCCTTTGCAGCCCGTTGCATGGGACGCAAAACCTCCTGGGCGATCAGTTCTTTTAAATTGCCATCCATGAGGTTGGTTAAATCAAAGAAGATCTCCGGGTTGGGGTCGATCCCAAATTCTTTGTAATAGTCATACACGAGTTGGCCTTTGGCATTAATCAACTTCCCTTGCAATGCTCCAAGACGCATATGCTCATGGGTGGTGCGCATATCGTCCATCAATTGATTAAAGCGACGGGCGAATTCCTTTTGTACGGACTCAATGGCTGCCGTGGTACCCAGCGCACGAATAAAAGCGAGCTCAGACGCCATCACTTTCGCAGCAACAGCCAATCGAACCGAACTTAAATTCCGGGTATTCCCATACGTCCGTTGTCTAACCTCTGGTGCTTCACCACGAATAGACGTGTTGATCAGCGAAAGCTTTTCCGAATGGGCATCTATCATAATGCTTTCGGTGCGAATGGGATTGGGGCGAAACAGGTTCAAGCGCTCCAGCCTATCTGGTACCGTTTCCACTTCGTTGATCGCCTCGGTCATGGTGGTGACCGCAAAGGCATCTGAATTTAAAACATCGACGAGTTCTGCCATGGTGTTCCTCTTATACGCATTTGATGTTGAGTTGGCGAAGCGACACCATCGCCGATTGTTGTTGTTCAGCCGTGATGGTTTCAGGCCAAACCAAGCATTTGCCATGTACAGCGGTTAAACCTGAGGTCATCACAACATCCTTTGGCGCATCCGTCGCATTGGCGCGGGTGTAGAGAATACCTGCCGGGACTTCACTCCCATCCGAAGCCGTTGGATTAAATTGCGTGTACTGGCCGGTACTGGTGACTTTGCCAAGCACAGTGCCGGAGTCATAATCGCCACCCGTGAGCGTGACTTGGTCACGGCACAGCCAGGTGGAGAGTTCATGCACCACATAATGCCCATTACCCGGGCGTTGGTATTGTACGGTCATGGTTAACAAACCTTGTGTTAAAAGAAGAAGGAAAGATAAGAAAGTTGGTGTTTAGGTTTTAGCGCTGCGTGCGGATAAACGCGTTGCTCCAGGTGGCTTTGGCCTTCTCGGAAGATGTTTGAGCTGGCTCCCCACCATCAATATTGGCGCTGTGTTCGGCCTTTAAATTGGTGACTGCTGTGCGCAGCATTTCAGCGGGGTCGTTCATGTTGGCAATCAACGTCTGACTATCGCCTTTGAGATTGGCTGCGGCGCAGATATCTTGAATATCCGCCGCTTGTTTTAGTTCGTTTTTGACTTGCGCTAAGCTGGCATTGCGTTCGATAAAGCCTTTGGCAAGAAAGTCTAAACCCTTTTCCGCACATAAATTCAGAATATCGATGGGGCTGGCCGATGTATCTTGTGGGGGCTTATTCTGCGCAGGCTTTGTCTGATCCATTTTGTCTGAACGGTTCTTCATCTGATCGAACTTGGCCTGCACCTTGCTCTTGATATCTTTCATATCAAAGCAGTTCACCACGGGCGTGCTCGTCTGTGTCGCCTGAGTCGCAAAGCCCATGGCCACCGCTTCTGTGGCATTCATATAGGTTTCTGCGTCCATTAAGTCTGAGATCTCATCCCGGCCCTTGCCCGTGAACCCGGCATAGGTGGTAATAAGATTGTCCTTCACTTTATCCAATAAGTTCGCCACTTGCCGAAAGTCCTTGGCTTCTCCCATTGCCCAAGACAGTGGGTTGTGGATCATCATTTGGGTATTCTCGGGCATGATCACTTCATCCCCCGCCATCGCAATAATGGAGGCAATCGACGCCGCCATCCCATCCACATGTACCATCACTTTGGCTTGATGACGCTTCAAGTAGTTGTAGATGGATATGCCGTCTTGCACATCGCCACCTGGGGAGTTGATAAATAAATTCAGCTGGTTGATGTCTCCTAGGGACTCAATCACATCGGTGAATTCACGGGCCGTTGTCCCGTCGCCTGTCCACCAATCTTTGCCGATCTGGTCGTAGATGGACACATCTGCCGTGCGTCCACCCTCACCATCAGCAAGGCTATTCACTTTAAACCAATTGGGCATGGTTATTCTTCCTGCGTTGAATGAGAAATATCGTAATCGTTGGATTGTAAAAGCTGTATCTTGGCGACCTGTTTGAGCGCTTCGTCAGTCAGGCCAATCTCCTTGGCGATCTCGCTCTTGCGCTTAATGCGTGCCATATTCTCCCGGACGAACTTATCTGGATCGCCACCGGATTCACTGACCTCATGGTCAATCGAGGATAAATCCGCTTCAGCGGCATCTTTCTTGGCTTGAATATCCTGCGTCGGATTAATATACGGCCACTTCTGCGGGCGCATATCCGCTTTGAGATAGCCTTGCAGATCGTGGGCGTAGTTCAAGGCAGTGAGACGCCCTGAATACACCGCGCTTTCAATAAACCAGCGCCAGCACCGTCGGGCGATTTGGAACACCAACACATGGTCTTGCACCATCGAGATTTGGCGGTAGTACTGCTGCATAATGACCCGCACCAATCGATCATTTACATCCTTCCAATCCCCGGTCAATATCTCATAGGGCATGCCAAAGGACTGCGCCAAGCTCAAACACTGCCACTTCATAAAGTCGTAGTAGCCTCGGCCATTGTCATCGGCATCAAACAAAGTCAGTTCATCACCCGGCTCCCCATGTAAAAGCATCCCACTTTGAATATGAATCGGCTCTTCATCCACCGTATTACCCGTCAGTGGCTCTCTGGGCAGCCCCGCCACCTCGTCATACATAGGCGCAGCCCGCTTCATAAATCCGGTGAATGGGGCGCGTTTTTCTTTGCGGATCAACTCCGCATCATCGTAAGCATTAAACGTCATCGCCTTGATAAGCCCCGCCGTGCCATCCGGTGCCCCGCGGCGCTGTCCGGGCCGTGTGGGACAATAATGATGAATAACATCCTCGGCTTTCACCCTTAAGTAATCGCCAAGGCGATAGTCGGTTTCACCATCGTGGGGATGCTCGCGGTAAAAGTAATACGCAAGGCGCCTGCCCTGTTGATCAAACTCAATCCCTTCGCGAATACGACGACCGTTTTTTAAATCCTCGCGAAAGTCCACCGGACAATAACAAGACTCCAATACCTGAAATTGCACAGGCACGGGTAAGTTAGAATCTCTGCGGCGGTTCTGGCGCAAGAGAAACACTTCACCCTGGGTGCGTCTGGCTCTCACCGCTTGCACCAATTGCCCATGCCAATTCAGCACATTGGCTGGGTCAGTACAGGCGATTTGCGCTTGCCATAATCCAGTGGCCGTTTGGTTAAATGACTCATCGTCGGTTTTTGCACGAATGGTCACGCCTGAGCCGACTTCATTGACCACATTGCGCTCGATCCCCGCATAAATCATCGGTAAGTTGCGATGGCCTGCCAACATGCGGTCGCGAAGCGTGCCTGTCTCTGGCACTTGCGCACGGTTCGGCCCAGTGCGCGGCGCATGGAGCACCTTGGTCCTTTTTCCGCGGCTGGCCCCTTCATAGGCCAAATTCTTCACCGACTTAGCCCGATAACGAACCCCATTTTTATCTTGGACAATACTCACAGGCCACGGTCTACTTGGTAATGGACGTTTGAATACAGGGGTTTCTTGGTGCGCTTTTGCCGATTCAGATGTTGTTCCATCTTGAGTAATTCGTCCGTGCTGCGGAATTCGACTTTGCGATCGCCCTTCTGGAGCGTCTTCTCTGGAGAAGAGAGCGCTTCTTGTAATGGGGTCTGTTCACTCATGAAAATACATACCTCCGTCGTTTGGGGACCATCGTCGCGCTGGTTTGTCCATCTCGCACCACTCTGGGATTGGTTTCCCAAGAAGCAGCCCAAGGCGGTGGATTGTCCCAGCGGATATTGTGGGCCTGAATTTTATAGATCATGCCCCAGCAGTAATAAAACTGATCCAGTGCTTCGTTGGGCGCTTTGGCTTTGACCTTATTCCAACGGCCTTTGACGTCGCGCTCTTCTGCGGTCAGCTCTTCAAAGAACGCCTCCGGCAGCCAGTTCGGGAAATGACAATACTTGGGACCGGGCTCGTCTCGCTCAAGCGAATTCGCCACCACATCTTTTAAGGCATTCGAGGCCAATAAGAACAAGGGCACATCCCCGCGAGCCTTCTGGGTGCGGTCTTTGCGTTTGGTGTTGTCGGGATAGGTCACCGCGACATAATCATTCTGGTTCGCCCGGCCTTTTATAAGCATCAACTTATGGGACAAGCCATGTTGTTTGAGCTTGCGGTAATAGTCATAGGCGTTCGCTGCGGTCTCGTTCTCCCCACCTGTGTCACAGGCCGTGAGTAAGACCTGCATTCGCGCATCCGTCTCCTCAATCCGATAACGTTTGAGTAAAACCCGCTCATGCAACAAGTCCCAATCCTCTAGATAAGAGCCGGGGTTTATCCGTTTAAACTTGCCTTGTTCACCAGGGCGTTTGGAGGCTTCAATCTCAAATCGATCGATGACGGTATGCTCAAGCTCTGGTCCCCAGCCCATCACGAGAATAGAGAATCGCGCTCGACTTCCCCCTTGCACATCCACCGCAGCCGTGAGAAACCGCACCCACTGCGGCACCGTCTTCTGCGCTTGCTCACAGACACGCGCCTGTAATTCACCAGCAAGATCTTTGCGTTGTCGGTTGATGGATTGATACGGCCTGCCCTGGTCCACATTGATGGTAGTTTTGAACTTCTCTTCACTGCCTGTCGCCTCAAAGTCGGCTTTGGCGATGAGGTATTGATACACCAGCTGTTGCCAACTTTGAAAACTCGCCGCAGGACCTTCCATCCAAAAGGACGCATAGTCTGTGTTGATCGACGCCCCGTGCAACGTGCCATCGGGGTCAATCGTGCAGCCTTGCGGTACCCAACGCGCCGCTTGGGTCATGGCGAACTTATCACTGGGATAGATATCATCTCGCTCACAACACGGACACTGCATGGTAACGCTTTCACTGGCTGCCTTGGGATTCTCGATGGTGGTGTCCCACCTTAAATATTCAAACCGCGCTGGAAAGTATTCCTTACAGTGTGGACAAGGCCAGTACAACACCCGTCGATCACCTAAGTTATACAGTCCCATCACACCCAAAGTCGGTGGCGCTTCATGGTAAAAACCATGATCGGGCTCCCAATCCGGATCGAGCACCTCATAACCTGGAGAAGACTCCGCAACGGTGATCCCCCGTGAACGAAAGGTTTGCGTCCGTTTGCAAGCCAGCGCAAAACCATCACCTTCCCCACCAACATTCAACATTTTGGCTTCTCGGTCATAATCGGTGATCAAGACCTGAGGCCAACTGGATGACGCAAAGATAGCTTTCGTGGGATACCCAAAGCGGATCCACGCGCCATTTTTCAAAATGATCCGTAAGGTATTGTTATCGTTTGCCCGTGTACTGAGCATCGGCGCCAGTGCAGGCGAATGGCGAAACATCGGTTCAATGTCTTTCCTAGACAGCTCCGCCGCCTTATCCTTGGTCGTGTGCACAATCAAGGTGTCTCTGGGATTACATTTGGCGGTGTAGCCCACCACCCCTTGGATCAGGGCATTGGATTTGCCCGAGCGGGCTGGCCCCACAAAAATCAATCCCCGGTGGCGACGGGAGGTCACTAAGTCCAGCGGCTCGACCATGTAAGGCGCCGTTTCTAATTGCCAGGGGATCCAGTTCTCAGCGGGGTCTTTGGTGTACACGGTGTCCATCACGCCTTGGGACACCGCCGTTTGGTCAGAAGGCTGTAAGATCTCAGCCAAATCTACGATGATGTCTTTGGCGTTGGCGGTTGGCATAACCTCTCTTCTGTGTCTTCTTCTGTCGGTGCCACAAGCACCTTGTATAAGTCTTCGCGCACTTCATTGGTGATCTGGATCACCGTTTCTTGGCCTTCCACATTGAGATCGCAGCGCTCTTCCAAGATATCCGGCAAGCTCTCCAACGCCTGAATAAACAGTTTCAGTGCTCTGGAGAATTCCAATGCCATCTCATGGATGGGCACGAGTTGGCGCTCGTCCTTCTCGAACTTCAGGCGCTCATTCTCCGATTGGAAAAACTCTTTGCGGTCTTTGGGGCTGAGCTCATTCGGGTTGTATTCCACCTGATGTTGCTGCCCGGCAAAGACGGCCTCCGCGGCCTGCGCCAAACTGTATAAAGGGATCCCTTTTTCGGTCTTGGCGGATTTGAGGCCCGCTTGTACCAATCGCTTTCGGACGGTATCGCGGTTCAGCTCAAACGCCCGACCAATCTGGGTCAGGTTCCAAAGAAAGTTGTCATCTGTCTGTGTGTCTTGGGGCATAACAAGGTGCCTATACGAGCGACTCGGCACCTGAATATGCCCGAGCCGTTGAATAATCAGGGTTGAGGAGAAAAGGACTGTGAAATGAAGTTGAAAATTTTCGGCACCCCAAAGGGGGTCAAACCCTTTAGGCATGCACCCTCGCGGTATAGGGTGCTGCCGATGCGTTGAAATTCAAAAAATGTTTCTTTACCGCGCGTATCATAACCCGCTCGGTGTTTCGAAAACTGCCAGGGTCCCCTTGAAGCCCTTGGACAACAAGGGTTGTAACGTACCCACACTATAATGATTGCTTGGTTCAATTCGATAGAACCGCCTATTTTAGTTGCCTAACGCCTTCTCCAACTCCCCAACCATCTGGTCATCCAACTGGTTCGTTGTTTTCTTCGCCAGATGCTTCAGGATCAACAGGCTGACTCTGACTAAGAACTTCTCTGTGAATAGCTTGCTGATGATAATTTTTAGAATTGCGTTCATCTTTTAATTCCTCCACCGAAATGGGTTGGTAGTTTTCAGGAATGAAAAAGCCATTTGGTGCAATGCTCGAAATGACATGACCCATACCATAAAAAAATGCATAAACTGCGATTGCAGAACTGACGTTCTCCCAAAATCGCCCCTCAACCTTCATCACGCTCCCCCCGCTCTCGTTCCAACTTAAAGCGCTTATGTTGATAGAACCAATTCACCCCACAGGTGATAGCCCCAAACAAAATGCCAAACACGATGGCCCATTCGTTCAAGTTCAGACCACCAATGACAACAACTGCGGCGTTTGTGGTATATGCGACAGATGTTGTCGTTGTGTTCATTGGTTCTGCCATTCTCCAGTTCTCATCTGTTCGGATAGTTCTGTTGCACGTATGCCTACCTGTTTTGCCCATCGACTGTCTAACATCTCCTTTGCTGCGGTATCGAAGTCGGATTGATCCAACGCTTCAAACATCTTTGCGAACCCCATGAGACGTGGAACACCCAGGTTATACGCCATGTTGATCAGCACTGCGGCACGGGGGTTGCTCAAGCGGGTCACGTTGAAGTGCCGTTTCAATTCTTCTTCGACTTGCGACACGGCTTCAACTAACCACACCTCCGCCTCTTCTGGTGTGAATGGATTGGCTTCAAGATTCCGCCCGTACCCGATAGTTGGTTTGTCAGCCGTGCATGTGTACACGTCAGGGCGAAACCCTTCGTGTTTCTTGAGTTGTTCGATAAGCATGTTTGATGTTCCAGAAATGAAAAAACCACCCGGATTGGGTGGCCTCGAAAGACACTTTTCGGTGAAGGTACCACCGAGGTACCACCACTTTGATTTTTTGAAATCTCTCCAGCCCTTGGTACTACTGGCCTATATCTATATTTATATATAAAGGTACCAGGTACCACCTATATAAAGACTTATATAAATTTAAATAGATAGATCTACGCTCGCGTATAGGGTTTGATTTCGGTGGTACCGTGGTACCTTTTGGAGAAAAGCTCTGATTTTATTGCATTTTTTAAAGGTACCACTGTTACCTTTTGGTGGTACCTCGGTGGTACCTTTTTAGAATTCGGCGCATGGAGCAAGCGTTTTGAACAACTCAAAATCTAGAACATTGCGTTTAACCAGACTCTCGCTCAGCGTAGATAAACTGTACCACTTTTTAGGGCAAAAAAAAGGAAGATATCTTCCGATTTTGAAAAAAGGTTGGCACATCACCCGAAACCCCACATCCCAAAATCTGTATGTTTTTAATCCAAATCACTGAGTTTCAATACATTATTCACAAACTGACTTGCATTCATTTACATACATCGGTACATTCCTAGGTCCGTATCGTACAGCCCTCCATGAAACAAGAATTAAAAGAAGTTTTGATATGGATTTTGAATTTAAAGAATACCCCTATGTTGGTCTTTCAGGACCACTCTGTCACGGCTATGTGATGTATTGCAATTTCGGGGTCCCGCATCTGTTTTGTAAAGTCGAACACATTCCAGACGACCCGGCACTGCCTTTACCCATGGTAGAAATGACACTGGTGACAGGTTACTACGCGGAACGGTTTATTGATAAACTGCATCCTTGGCTGAACCCACCCAGCCTACTGAATCACGTATATCGCTATGTCACCAGCAGTGTGACGGGTGCCAACAGTGAGAAACAGAGATATCAAACCATCGTAGATGCTTTGTATTATCGGCGCTGCGTGCTGATCAAACTTGTCGATCCACTGGAGGTCGCGAAAGAGCGCAGAGCGCTCAAGCAACTCCAAAAGAGCGATAAGACTCGAAGTGCGAAGCCAGAGAAGATCCCAGGCCGCACCAGTGGCGCAGACCTACCACCCCCGCCTCAACGCACAATCACCGATGAACAAGCGGCGAGAGTGAGGCACAGCGGCAATATCCCAGCGCCAGCGGAACCCGCTCAACCAGAACGACCTGAGGCGCAGAAGGTTGAGAAGAAAGGCAAACTTGGTTTTGGTAAAAAGAAAACAACGCAGAAGCAAGAAAAGGCTGTTGTTCAACTTGATGCGGGTAAAGCTTCTGAGGTTAAAAACGCGCGTGGAAGTTGGAATAAGGAACTTGAAGATCCGAAACCAAATACCATCTATGAAGTCACATCAACACATGATGGTCAACCCGCCACATATAAATATGAAACCGACGACCAAGGTCGAACCGTCCGTGTTACGGGTAAATTAAAACGTTCAGCGATTACGGATCAAAAAGAACGTGATAAGATGCACCGTAATCAGAGTACACAGAGTAAATATGGCGGTGATGATCCCGACTACGATGGGGGGCACTTGATCGCGACGCTATTCCAAGGGCCAGCGGAGAAAGTTAACCTTGTCCCTCAGCTCTCCAAGCAAAATCGTAATGGCGATTGGCGGAAGATGGAGAAGAAATGGAGTCAAGCACTCAAAGAAGGTGATGAAGTTGAGGTTGAGATCATTGCGAAATACGAAGGGAGTAGCCGTACACCTTCTATGCTGCAAACAGAGTACTCAATTAATGGTGGACCACCAATATCTGAAAGCTTTAAAAATTAGGCCATTATAATGGATTTAAATAACATACAAACGATTGATGATTTATACGAATACATTGGCCATGGTATTTATGAAGCTCTTCCTGAAGAGTGGCATGAGGCATGGACAAGCGTATCAATTTTTAGTTCTGGTAACAGGATCCAGTCAAGAAGTGGGTTCAAGCTTAACCAAGAAACTCATTACTTTAACGTAAATAAAATAGATGGTTTGCTGAGAGATGATAGAGATATCCATGAAGCATTTTATCTACTATTGAAATTTATGAGAAAGGATGAAAATGATATTCCTTGGAATAAGGCACGCTTTTGGATGAATGAAGATGGTGATTTCTCCATTGACTTCAAATTTGATGAAGATTTTGCTTGGTATAACTCCATTGAAGCTGATAGTGATGAGTTTAAAAAGCTAAATTCAAAAGAAATGGATCAGATTGAATCATGGGAAGGCCTCCCGGAAGATGCTCCTAGATCCTGGCGTTAATATGCCTTTCTCTTGCAGCCCATGAGGGCTGCACCTTCTTTAATTCTTGAACCTTGTATTCGCTCAGCGTAGATAAACTGTACCACTTTTTAGGGCAAAAAAGCGCCAAATCTGTCGCTTTTAGAAAAAACATGTTTTCCTGCTATAAACCCCACTTTATACCACCCTCTTCATTTGCTTCCTTAAACATACCCTCTCCAGGCGCTACAAGCTGTATAAATATCTGACTACCCAGATAAAACCGAAATATCAGATCATCATCTTGGCTAAGAGACTTTATAATTGAGTTTACAGTCATGGAATCACCGCAAATGATTGTATTAAACTGGCCGTCGGTGTTTTTTAGTTCGGCTGTTGTTTCAATTAGTAGTACTTCACTTCGGTTATAAACCTTTATGTTGCAATCAAAATCTTCATCAAAAAGCAATGGCTCCCATACAACCCAAAACAAAAATACTTTATCAAAAGCCTCTTCAAAATTACTCTCACTTGCAATAACAATAAAATGAACAACATTTAATTTCCCGTCGATTTTAAACACAAACCTTCTACGGATTTCAGTCTTTCCAGGTACAGGAGTCCATAAACTAAAATCAATCTCTCCATCACGCAAAGGTTTGATGCCTAATTGACTCTCCGTTAATTGCATGGGGGAAGCATCAGCATCATTGTTAGTTTGAACTGAATCATGCTGAGACGTTAATATTTTTTCATGCTCTGTATTAACTGACCTTAAATAATTTTCGTCTTTCTTAACTTCTTTATAGTTTTCAATGATATGTTTTGCAACATCTATAGGGTTTCTAATGCCAAAATAGGATGTTAATACTTGAGCATTTGTGAATGAAATATCAGGCTCAATCCCTGCCTGTCTTAATTGAGCAGTTAAATACCCAAGTTCACCGGGTATAGGAGTGTAAATTAGATGGTGAATGATAATTAAATCACCGAATAACTGGAGGTCGTTCCCTCCCTCGGGATCTATTTTATTAACAACATCTTCCGCAACGCGCCTATCTAAACGACCTAGAATAATTTTTATTAACCTAGATCCTAACCCAAACTCTACCGCCGCTAATGCAATAACTCTGTCAATATTTGCAGTCGACCATTTCCAAAAGACAACCAAAACAAGCGAAATTATTGCTACAAGAAACATTATGATAATTTTGAACATTCCAACATCCTTATCACGCTGATATTAGGTACTACTATTAACTGCTTTGAAATGATTAAGATCAGATGTAGCATGGCACAGCAATCACTTGATTTGTAAAACGCCTGCAAAAAAGTTATCAAACTATATGTTTTGATTATTTACATAATTTTCAGGAAATAGGCAGTTCTGGTATTTATAGTTTTGCTCCAATTGCCTTCCCACAAACATAGAATTGGTAATGGTCTTACCAATCATCAGAAAGCATGTCTTTCCCAAAATAATTTCCATAGAATTTAGAGAGTTGTGGATCAGTTATACCTATACAAAAAAAGCCAAAACACAGTAGGTGGTTGTAATTATAAGATTCATTTTTCATGTTCTAGTTTAAATAGAATAAGCCTTTGGAGATAATGAGGAGGTTCTTTCTCACCTTGTAACCAACTTTGAATAGTGCGATGAGGAACTCCGTAGAGTATTTCACACAGCTCTTTTTGAGTTATATCCAATCTTTCTTTTTCGCTGTTGAGTTTTTTAGAGAATTTCATATATCATTAATGCTCTTGACTAAACGCACTCAGTGCGTAAAATATTTATCTCACTGTAGGCATCATAACAAAAGGTCCATATATGGGTAAGCCATCTCTTTTCTCATTTTTCTCAGGTAGTGGTTTTTTAGATTTGGGATTCGAACATAATGGCTTCGATGTGTTATTTGTTAATGAATTTCATAAGCCTTTTCTTGAAGCATATGAATACAGTAGAGAAAGGTTCAAAATCGATAAGCCTATATACGGCTATGCAAACATAAGCATTGAAGATTTACTAAGTGGCGAAAGTACTAGTAAGTTCAATCAGATAATTGGAGACGCAAAACTAGGCGATCAATTAATAGGCTTCATTGGAGGCCCTCCATGCCCTGACTTTTCCGTAGGTGGTAAGAACAAAGGAAAAGATGGTGAAAATGGCAGGCTAACAAGTGTGTATATTGATCTAATTATTAAGCACAAACCTGACTTTTTTATTTTTGAAAATGTTAAAGGGTTATGGAGAACTCAAAAACATAGAAAGTTCTATGATGAAATGAAGAAAAAGCTTTGTGAAAATGGATTTTTGATCACAGATAGACTAACAAACTCTATCGAGTATGGTGCCCCTCAAGATAGAGACCGGATATTACTCTTTGGGATTCGTACAGAAATAGTTGATTGCAAATCAAATGAAGAACTAGAAGAGCTATTTAAATGGGAAAGTGAAATTAAATTCTCTAGGAAACAAGTTTTTGAAGATATATGCTGGCCCAAAAAAGATGTATATAGAGAGGATAGCACGCTTGAAAAGCCATCACAGATAGAAGGCTTTTCTGAATTAACAGCTGAGTATTGGTTTAGAAAAAACTCTGTTGAAAAACATCCAAATGCTTTTCACTTCTTTAAACCAAGAGCTGGCCTGTCTAAATTTCAGGTAATTGAAGAAGGGGATGATTGTAAGAAGTCATTCAAAAGGTTGCACCGATGGAGATTTTCACCAACAGCGGCATACGGCAATAATGAAGTTCATCTTCACCCCTATAAAAGCAGGCGTCTATCTGCCGCGGAAGCTTTAGCTATACAATCACTACCTAAGGAGTTTTCTTTACCGGCTCATATGTCCTTAACTAATATGTTTAAAACAATCGGTAACGGTGTCCCATACCTAGCAAGTGCAGGACTAGCACGTACAACACACAACTTCTTAACACAATATGTTATCAATAAATAATTATTTCTGATAATGCACTTTCTATTTCATTGATATTATCTATGGAAAAAACATGATCGACAGCTGCCTGAGGGATACTCTGCACATTTGTAATAGAATGTGTTGCAACTGTTTGTAGCCCTTCTCGATCAGCTTTTGTGACACTTTGAGAAGCTGCATAATACTTTAAGCCTATAGGTTCGATAATCCAGTCTCTGGTTTGTAAGTGAACATAGAGAGCTTTCAGGAGAGAACCTTCATGTGCTAATTGCAGCCTCCTATCAGGTCTCAGGCTCGTCTTAACAGAGAAATAACCGACTATATTATTAAAATTACATTTCCCTATAAAATGCTTATAACACTCTTCCAAATATCGTATGTTTTGGGGAGTAACTTGCGTAATAGGCTCTTCATCCAAAGAGGGTAGCTTATCTTCATCAATGTCTAGAATGACAAAGTCTGGATTTGACGTAATTAACTTAACATTATTTGATTTTTCAACCTTTAGCCTAAGATCAACTAAATGGTTGTTAAGACCCTCAACATATAAAGACGCCAAGTCGGCTCTACTAATATTTGGTAATAAGAGCATCAACTGTCTTTTCTGATACTTTATTCTGTAATTCCATGCTTGAATGGCAATAAGCCACTCATACCAATCTCCATGGCAGTTGTTGAGCGCCCCTTGTGTCACTTTCGGGTGTTCACCTTTTACTTTTTTATCTATTTCTTTAAAAAGTTCCCTAAAAGAAGTGTCACTTCTGGGTAAAGCAAAATTTGTTAGAGAGCAAAAAGTTTCAACGTTTTTTATTGTTGGTTTTCCATTCTTATATTCTACTACTGAAGACATATACTTTTTCAATGTTCCTATTTTACAGAGTCTAAGATTCTGTATCATCAGGAATTTTTTTTCAATACTATGTCATTAAATTCACACCAACCCCAACTCAGCCTTCTGCAACCAAAACTCAAAAACCCTACGCTCCATCCCAGCGCGACGCGCCCCGCAATAGCCATCCAACCCAAGGACATAGCGCACCCGCAAAACTTGAATACACTCGGTTCTGAGCTGTTCCACTCTCGAATCAATCTCTTGGATATGGTGAGGTACGGATATCATATCCGCATGATGCGAAAACAGGTGTTTATCGGACTTGGACTTCAGCCCCAGACGTAATTGTTCTGCCACTCTGGAGCAGGAAGAGCGGCGGGAATACCCCACCCCATACTCCTTACTCGCCCAGAAATGACCCCAGGTCGTTAACTCTCTACGCAGCGTCTTTAAGTTTTTCATTGGTGTATTCATTCAAAGCATCATCAAACTTGATTTTGTATACCTTGGTGATCAAGCACACTACATCGAATAACTTTGGGGAGTGCTGATCTCTTTCCCATGCACCTAACGTCCTTGCGCTGATCCCATAAGCGCGTGCTGCATATTCTTGGGTCATACCGCGTCGCTTACGCCAATAACGTAAGAAATCACCCGTGATCATGCCACATCTCCCAGGCCGATACTTTGCATAAATGTCGCGACCTCAATCCGTTTCCCAACCCACTTCAACACAGGCACTGCAATTGAATTCCCGATGGCTTTACATCTCGGTTCATCTGTTGCGGGTTTGCCTCTGTATTGAATAAGGGTGTGGTGGTCTGGCATGCCCTGGGCGCGTTCCAACTCCAGTGGTGTTAATCGGCGGACATCATCACCAGGCGCATATACATAAAGGTTGGTGCAAACATCGTGACCAGCAAAATATGCGCTGTTTGTGGTGATCGTTCCTATCACTCTATCGTTTGTGCTTTCAACTGCATGATCGTCTCCAATCGGAATGGAATTGGCTTTCGCATTTTTTTCACGCGCCTCAACACACCTTGGCAACACAGTGGACTCAAAAAGTACCGGCTCTCGATCGGACCAATCTCCAAAATGTGCAAAAGCGAAGACTCTTCGGCGTTGCTGTGGGACTCCGAAGAATTGAGCATCAAGCACACGCCATTCGACAAGCCCTTCTTTGCCGATTGCAAGGCCGGCGTTTCTCCATTTTTCGAAATCAATTCGAGCGCCTGAGAGTAGACGGATAACTTCTTGAAAGTCTGCGCCGTTGTTGCTGGATAGTCCGCCTGGGACGTTTTCCCATAATGCGAATCGCGTTCCGCAGTGTTTTCTGCACCATCGGATGATCTGGATTGCGTTTCTAAATAAACCACTTCGCTGCCCATTCAGTCCCTCTCTTCTGCCACAAATGGATAGGTCTTGGCACGGAGAACCAAATACAACGATATCTACCGGCCCAAGTTTCTTGATTGTTGATTCTGTGATTTGGGTGACATCGCCCAGGTTTGGAACACTGGGCCAACGCTCAGCAAGCACGGCACATGGGAAAGGTTCGATTTCAGAAAACGCAACAGGCTGCCACCCCAACGGCTCCCATGCCAGGCTAGCGGCTTCAACGCCACTGAACAGGGATAAATACCTCATCCCTTCTTCTCCCCAACCAGTTCAAACCACAGGATGAACAACATGCAACAGGTGGCGTGGGCAAGATTGTGGAGTCCGGTTTCGCGGTCGAAGGTCTCACCCACGCGCCAATCCGTTAAGTGGCGTTGGGCTGCGTTGAAGAAACGTCGTTTTGGATCATCGAGTTGTTTCCAGTTTTCTCGACCGTGGTTTTTCGCGCCAAACATCAAAACGCGGATAACCTCCTGTAATGCCCTGTAAGGTAATAACCAGTAGTCATCCTTACCTTGGTCATGCTTCGTTCCTTTTTTCGGTTCTGGTGCATTCTGGGCTTGCTCCACGCTGTCATTGTTGTCCATGTTTCCCCCTCAATCGTGATATCTGATGTTTTTTGGTCTGAGGTACCACCCGGTACCACTGTCACAAATCTTTCAAAATCGCTACAGCCCTTGGTATTACTACTCTATATCTATATTTATTATTAAAAGGTACCAGTACCACTACCTTTAAAGACTTGTAGAAAAATAAGAACAGTAATTACGTTCGCGTATGAGTTAGGATTTCAGTGGTACCGTGGTACCTTTTTTCTAACACACTGTTTTTAATTTTCTTTTTTCGGTACCACTACCCGAAATCAGTGGTACTTCGGTGGTACCTTTTAAGCAAAATCTCCACATTCTAAAATGCTGGCGCGTATTTCTTCGTTGTTCTTGGCGATCTCTGGATCGAAAACCCAAGGTCTCGGCGTCTTATTTTTCACTTTGACCTGTCCGACTTGCCTTGAATTAGATTGGAGCAATTTCAGTAATTGCTTTTCGTCTACATCCGCGTCCATAAACCCGACTTCGGATATCTTTCTTAAATGGTTGGCAATCTGTTGGAATGTCATCGCTGGATAAGGCGGTTCATTCAAGAAATCCCAAAATAGTGATTCGGTTTCAGTCCTGTTTTCCAAGATCATCCGCTCCCGTCCTTGTGTTTTCATGGAGTGCTTCCAATCAAACCCACTAAGGTTTCGACGCATCAGGTAGTTATAGAGCTGCGCGACGCCTTCAGATTTCAGCCATTCATACAGACGGTCATAGTATTTGGGTGGTTTGGGAAATTCTGGCCCCGTGAACACGTTGATCCGTCTGTCCCGAACAGGAATAACCAGGGCGTCGGTGTGATTCGACATAAAGAAAAAGTTGGTGAACACCGCTTGGGTTTTCTTGGTGCCGTACTTCTTGTTCACTTCGAGGTGCTTCTCGGTAATAAGGTCGCGGATTTTATCGGACACGGTAAAGCGCTTGCCACTTTCCTTCACCTCTTCAATTGCACAGACAAGTGAACGGTCAAAGTAATCGTTATACGCGCCTGCCCCGCCTTCACCCGCTAAGATATGCATCTTGGTTTTCGTAATGTTCCATTGACCCAAGAGTTTGCCGAGTAATTCGACGACCCAACCCCGGCCAGTGCCATGCGCCGGGGAGATATGCAGCGGTACAACCTTGCAACGCTCTTCTGGTCGCTGTATGTTGAACGCCAGCCAGCTGATAAACCACTCTCGTTCTTCTTCTATCGGAAACAGATAATTCATATGCTCGAAGAACACGGAAAGGTTTGATTCTGACTGCGTGTCATAGAATTCAGGTACATGAAACTCGTTCACCCAATCCAGACCATATTCATCGTGATAAATGCGCCCTTCGCCTGGAAGATAAACCAGCCCTTCCGCTGATTTACGCTCTTCATGGACAAACCATGTTTTATGGATGGGCACGAGTTGCTTTTTATCGGGGTCAGTTTTGGTTGGGGCTGGGATGCCAATACGGATATTCGCGGTGCGGTTTTTGAATTCCATCAACTTAGAGACACAACAGTGTGGTGGTTTGTCTAAGTTGCACACCCGATCCCCTTCCTCGATATAGATATAGCGCTCGAGGAAGTCCTCTAACTGGTCATCCGAATTCTTTTCTTTCTCAATACGGGCTTCGCGCAGAATAGTTGCGGCTGTAATGGGTTCCACACGGGTTAGGTCCTCCTTGTAGGTTTGCCACTTCCCTTCCATCTCATCCGCGTTGTATGTGTCTCCTGCACGACTCCAGTTATCCCATATTTCAAAGCCCTCAAAGCTGCCATCGAATTGATGGTATAGCGCCATCCCGCAGCGATACCATGTATCGTAGTCATTTGGGTCAATGTGATTGAGGGCTTTAATAAGGCGCTCATTGGACACCTGAACTTTCGGCTTAGCGTTATGCAGCACGCGTTCAATGGGATCTAAATCGAGAAGCGCTTTACTTTGACGGCCACGGCTGACGACTTGCCAGTCCTCAGGTACATTTTCTTCAAAATAAGCAATGAGTTCTTTGGCTTGTGCTTCGCTGATCTCGGGTAATTCTTCTGGGAGGATATCCGCTATCGATTGTTCAGACACCCACTCATACGGCTTATTCGTGTCTGGATGGATGGCGAATGCTACAAACTGCTGACCATCGCCCAATATTTCAATCTGGTGCTCCATCCCGAACATATCTTCATATTTACGGCTGGAGAGTTTTGGGAATGGCGTTTTGGCACGATAGACCAACAGCGTCTTTGGCGCATCACCCACACGTTGCAGCGTTGGGCCGATATGTTCTTCACACCAAGCCACTATCGTTTTGATCACATCCGGGTCACGGATATCTAAATCAACAGCCGGGAAATGCTTGGTTTGAATACCCACACCACCCTTGGCGAAATCCGAAGAGAGCCATGAGCGTAGGTGAAGCGGTGTCGCTTCAATCGTCTCCCAGCCCTTCAACCCCATCGGATACTTAAACCCAGGCAAGATCGGCACAATTGGATAGCCACGATCCAGTAGATGTTCCCCGAATTGCGAGAGCAGACTATTGTTGTTTTTCGTTTCGGTCATAAATCAGCTTCCCTTATGCAATCTCACTTTCTAAATACTTTTTTCTCTGAGGGTTGGCATGTATAAATTGAAGCTAATTATCTTTAGGCACTAAGACAATTTTGTACTCAGACTCAATTATTTGTTGTGCTCTTTTTAAAGTAAGTAACTTTCCTTTTCTCATGTCGCGTAAAGTATTTACGTTAACATCCATCGTTTTTGCTAGAGATGTGATTTTTCTTTTACTCGCTTGCTGATCAAGGATATCTTTGGTTAGAATATCTAGTGAAAAAGCCATATTTTAACCCTATATAGTATTTTATGGTCTTGTATACCGAAAATAGTATATATAGAGGCACATGATGTCAAATATACAATTAAGAGAAATAGATCCGTTTGATGAACTTAGGTATGCTTTATCGGAAAATATATCCTTCCTAAGAAAGCACCTAAAGCTAGAACAAAAAGATATTGAAAGGGCAAGTGAAGAGCTTGGTTCTCAGTATAGAGTTTCTCAAAAAACTATTTCAGAGTTGGAAAGGCTGGATACATGCACGCCTACGACTAAGACTTTGTGTAAATTATTTAAAACGATACAAGTAAACTGGATACCAGAACTTGAGCTAGCGCATCTCGTTTCTAAAGATGGTATAAGAAAACTACTCCTAAAAGAAAATACACAATCAACAGATAGCTATGAATACATTGATCCCGAAGTCCATATCAAAGCAACTGATAGCATTCTTTCAAAGGCTCGTAGGTTAGGCTGGCTAACGTTCAATAGAGGCGATGTCTCATCACCAATGCTTTCTGATCTAATTTCGGATGAATATAACAAAAATTTTGCTAAGAAATGATAATAGATAAGGTCATCTGTTTGACCTTTCTAACTCACTCTCAATTATTGAAGATGTGCTTTTAACCTTCACTTTCGATAAATTAGACGGCTCTCGCTGAAGAAGCTCCCAATCATTTTCCAAATCAATCAAAAATTCTTCTATAAACTCATCAATTTCATTTTGTGAATATGAAAGACCTGTTTTAACACGATATTCTTGGATATCTGTCATTATTTTTTTAGAACGATAAAGATAGCTTATAGATAAATCATATTTTTCATGAAGTTTTGATACATTAGGAAGATCATTCAAAACGTTGGTATCAGAGTTCTGCTTATCGCGGTTAGCACGATATATCCAATTGGAGCACAATAAAGAGAATACTCCCCAGCAGAAAATCCACAGTAAGGTTAGAAACTCCATAATCTATTCCCCTCTAATTCTTTTAAATTTATGCATGACTAAAGGACTCAATAAAATCAATGCAATAACGACGTTTAAAGACTTCATTACACTTGAATGGTAAGGAGTGATATAGTCAGTTTTTAAGATCGCATAATCAATATGGGTTATAAAGTGAAAGAAAATCATGACTGTCAAACTAGCGGATAAAGAAACGTATACCTTATCAAGCCTCTTGATTTGCTGTAATGCAAAATGAATAACAGCAATTTGCTTCATAATTTCTATGGTTGCACTAAAAAGCAACCAAAACCGCCAAGATCCTTCCATGTCATAAATAAAGGGACCAATAATAGTCCCGAAAATTGCAATACAAAAGAAACTTAATGGAGCTATGATGATTTCTGGTGTATGAGGTGAGAAAAAGAATGTGGTGCTAATCTGTTGATTGATCTCGCAAATCAATAGTCAACAAAGAGAAACACCACATGGCAAATCATAAAGTATCACCACTGAAATCACCAGAAATAGATCCACTGAACGACGTTTTAAAACAAGGGGCACAAGCACTCCTCGCGAAAGCCATTGAAGCTGAAGTGGCCGAGTTATTGGCACAATACGAAACGCTTCAAGTGGATGGCAAACCAGCAGTCGTTCGCAATGGGCACTTACCG